ACCACTGCACAAATCGTCGACACTTGTGGCAACCTTGAAACCTACTCCGTGATCGACAAAGACATCGCCGACTTGAACGGCAACACTCCCGAATTTAGACTGAGTGAATCTCGGGCCTTCCTCGAAGGCATGTCCCAACAGGTCGCCCAAACCATCATCTATGGAAACCAGTTGGTAAACCCCGAGCGCTTCACCGGCTTCGCTCCACGCTACTCCACTAAAACCGTAGCCAACTCCCAAACCGCTAACAACGTCCTCGATGGCGGTGGCACCTCCAACACCAACACCTCAATCTGGGTGATGACTTGGGGCGTAGACACCAACCACGCCATCTTCCCGAAGGGCAAACTGACCGGCCTCCAGCAGCGGGACATGGGTGAATGGCCCGTGGCCGACTCCGTAGGCAACACTTACCAAGCCTACCGCGAACACTTCAAATGGGAAATCGGCTTTGCTCAGCGCGATTGGCGCTACATGGCACGGATCTGTAACGTGGACGTTGCACAGCTGACCGGCGTCTCTGCCGCGAACTTGATCAACCTCCTCGTCCGGGCTCTCTATCGGCTCCCAACCGCACCCGTCTCTGCCACCACTATTCAGACGAGCGACACCCCCGCCATCCGCGCAGATATGGGTCGAACCGTAATCTACTGCAACCGCATCATCCGCACCTACCTCGACCTTCAAGCGATGAACAAAACCAACGTCCTGCTTCGCATTGAAGAGTTCAACGGCAAACCCATCACCACCTTCCGCGGCATCCCGATCCGTACTTGCGACGCCGTTCTCTCTAATGAAGCCCAAGTGGTTTGAAAGGAGCAACGCTATGATCCTCGACGCATTACTTCAATTCTCCTCGGCTCAAGCCCTTGTTCAGCCGGTTGGAACCTATAACAGCACCAATGCCATCGACCTTGGTATGGGCCAAGTCGGCAACCAACAAATCCCGACCTTCGCCGCTGGTGGTGGTGCCCGTGACATTGGCATCGGTGACGATCCGGCAATGAAATTGCTGGTTCAAATCTCCACCACTTTCACCTCGGGCGGTGCAGCTACTCTACAAGTTGCTCTACAAGGCGCTCCAGACAACGGTTCGGGCCTTGAAGGTACTTACACCACTTGGTACACCTCCCCAGCCTACGCCCTCGCCACTCTTATCGCAGGTGCCCGGCTCCTTGACATGGATATGCCGCGACCGCCCGCGGCAATTGTCATCCCCCGCTTCCTGCGCCTGGCCTATATCATCGCAGGCGCAACCACCACTGCTGGAAACGTCTCTTCCTACATCGTTCTCGACCGTCACGATCTCCCAGAGCAATCCAACGCGGTCCTCGGCGGTTACCCCGCCGGGATCAACATCGCGAACTGAGGGCACCTCGATGACCAAACTCCGTACACTTCTGGCGGGGGCCTTTCTGGCCCTTGCCTTCGCTGGTGGCTACGCCCTGGCCCAAACTACCATCACATCTCGGACTCTTACTGGGTCCGAGACATGGTCAATTGCTTCTGGCGGTCCAGGCGGAACATCATTCTTTACCACTACCGCGCAGATGCGCAACTCAACCGGGGTGATCACAACCGCCCTCACTTCCGGCACCTTGTCAACTCTGACCAATACAACCGCATCAACTGTGATCTCTACAGTCGCCTCAGTCTCCCTCACCGTCAACCTCCCTGCCACTCCATGGGATGGGGAGATCTTTGAGTGGTGTAACGGAACAGCGGGTGCCTTCACCGCAGGAACTATAGCTGTTACTGATGGCTCCACCATTGTAGGTAGCACTGCTACAGGTGCTCTTGCTGCATCAGCCTCGGTCGAATACCGCTACGTTCAATCCACCAACTCTTGGTATAAGGTCCGGTAAGATGCGTAAGCTCGTACTCCTCCTTCTACTCGCTCTATGCTCCGGGGCGCAAGCCGAAAACACCGTCGGCCCCTCGGCCCAAATCCTCTGCAACAAGGTTGCCAACGTCGCCGTAGGCCCCACAACTGCAACCCAAGTCGTCGCGGGCGTAGTCGGTCAATCCATCTTCATCTGTGGCTACCAAATCACTAACACCACCGCCACCGGCACCTTCAGCCTCATCTATGGCACCGGCTCCACCTGTACCACTCCCACCACTCTAGTCACCACCCAAAATGTCACCTCTACAGCCCCAGCAACCTACAACGTTGGCGTGGCTCAGATGCAGGTTCCTGCTGGAGCTACCCTCTGTGTTGTCCCAATAGCCACAGTCGCTACCACCATTTGGTTTTCCCAATTCTAGAAAGGCAGCCAATGTCATGACCATACTCCGTGATGCCATCGAACATCTAACGGCAGCTGAGAAGCTCCTTGAAGACCTTGGTCCTCTCGAAGACGCCACCGATAAAGCCGCGGCCGAATACGACCAAACCTCCTCGGCCCTGATCGATATCAAAGCTCAACTCAACGATGCCAAAGCCGGCCTCTCCCTTGCTCACGTCAAGAACCTTCGAGACTATGAAGAATCCATTTTCGGCAAAGCCCAACAATCCAAAGATCTCGACGCCAAGATCACCGAGCAACAGTCCCGCTTGGATACCCTCAAGGTCGAGGTCGCTTCAGCCGAAGCTCGGCATCAGCAAATCGAAGACTCCATTAACTCCCTGAGGCAACGTATTGGCTGACATCTACCGAACAGAAGTCCCGGGCGGGATTCAATACGTCCCCATTGAGGTCTCAGCCTCAGGCACCCTTGTCTTTGGCGTAGCCGGCCGCAAGATCGTCGTCCTTTCTTTCTACTTCGTGTGCTCCACCGCCAACAACGTCAAGTTCCAAACCTCCACAGGCTCAATCGACCTCACTGGCCCTGCCTACTGCGTTGCCAACGGCGGCTGCGTCAATGGCTTCAACTCCGGAGGCTGGTTCCAAACCGCTGTCGGCGACAGCCTTCTTATCAACCTCTCCGCTGCTTCGCCGATCGGTGGCAGCCTTAGCTACATCTTGGTGTAACCATGCATATGAAAATGGGAGGTATAAAAACACTATCATTATCCTTCGATCATTGGCCAAACGCGTCCAATACAGGGCCGGTACCAGGCACGGTGTTGACGCCCTATTCTGGCCCATCAACCATCTCAACCCCCGGCACCGCAATCGACAGCAAGACCATTAACGTCAGTCTCACCATCACCGCTGATAACGTCATCCTCACCAACTGCATCATCACCTCTGACAACGCTCCCGCACCAACCGCCTCTGGCGCTATCGTTGATTGCCAACAACTGCCCACAACGGTGATCAGGAATTGCAAACTCATCGGCAACTCCAGTACCGGTAGCGGTATCCTCGGGTCCGGAACGTTTATCAGCAATGACATCTCCCTTGGCATCGCCCTTGGCATCCAATTAACAGATGGCGCAAGCACCATCAGTGGCAACTACATCCACGACCTAGGCCCATCAAACACCACCCAGCCAGAAGGTCCTCACTACGACGGCATCACCTGTCTGGGAGGTCAAAATGGTGTGATGATCAACAATAACACAATTGCACTCCCTACCGGTGCCGGTGGCACAGCAGTGATCTTCCTCGACAACGACTTCGCCTCGGTCAACGATGTCACCATCCGACATAACCTGCTGAAAGGCCTTGATGGCCCGGCCTACACATTTCAGGTGGTCAAAAAAGCTGCCAACCCAGGCACTCTCACCAACATCGTAATCGATAACAACTACATGGAGCCTGGAGAATTCGGTTATATCTTTGTACAAAATACCCCCGACCCAATCATCATCAACAACTTCAACTGGAATAACGGTAACCCAATCCCTTTAACCTGGCCCTTCTAATCATGGCTTTTGTCAAAAACGATTCTGGAATTGTTGATGGTGGGACCAACTCCGCTACTACCATCGTCATTGCCCTCGCCGCCACGGCTGCCTCTGGAAGCACCATTGTTGGAATCATCAGTTGTGACGCCGGGGCCACTTTATCAAGCGTCACTGATGACAAGTCCAACACCTACAATCTTGAAACCACGCTAGTGGACACCGTCGATAATCAACGTGTCCAATGTTTCTCCCTTTCAAACATCACCAACGGCCCACAGACGATAACAGCAAATCTATCATCATCTGTTCAGGCCCGTTCCGGCCTGATCGAAGCCTGGACCGGTGCCCTTGCCGCCGCAGACGCCCGTAGCACTGGCGGCCGAGGAGGGCAATATCAGGGCTCAGTCGGCACCGGTGCAAATGCGATTACCTCAACCGCCTTCACCCCAGCCGACAATGGCTGCCTGATCTGGGGTGCTACCGCCGACACAAGCGCAGTCGCATCCACCGTATCCGCTGGAACAGGATTTACCCTCGGCACCAACAACTCAGCAACCGCCGGTGTCACTGCTGCTTTAACTTCAGAAAACCAAACCCAAACTACAGCAGCTTCAATCGCGGCAACCTTCACTCAAACCGCCACTACTCAACGCTGCGCTTCTATGATCTCATTCAAGCCCGCAGCTGGTGCTGGCGATACGCTTCAACCGCAAACAATGAAAATGATGTAGGGTAATGCAATGGCAGCTACTCGTAATGACATGTATCTCCTATCCCAAGACTCTGTCTTCCAACACAGAGTTCAAGCTTCTCTTCTATCAACATGCGTCGCAATCTCCAACGAAGCCTGGTCCGCCCTTCACCGTCAGCGTCAGAACTTCGTAGTTCAAATCCTTCAATCCCCAACCAATCTGAACAACTGGGTCACACTCTTCGCTGGCCTGGCCTCTACCGATACCAGTATCATCGCCGATGCAACCGTGGCCGGCACGGTCCCCCTCACAGGTGCTAACACCGCTGCACAGGCCCTGCTCGTAACCGACACCCATATCGACTCCGCCATCTCCGCAGAGTTCAACGCTTTCTTGGGGATTAACGGATAATGGTAAAGGTCTTCTCCAAACGATCGATCGAGGGTTACGTCGAAATCGATCATCGCAACAGCCCCGGGCTCGACCAGCCCGGACGCAGAAATGGTGAATGGTTCAAGTCCCCAACCATGATGTGCTCTAAATGCCAAGTCCAAATTATCCTCAACCCTGATCGATCTCGTAGTCGGGGCTATTGTCGTAGCTGCGATCATGACATCTGTGACCGATGCTCCTTGCTTCTAAAACTCGGTCACACATGTAGCCCTCAAACCTGTTGGCACCAAAAGCGCCTTAGCTTTTAACTAGAAAGGACAACCTACATGGCTCGCAGAATCTCTGCCCAAACTACTTTCACACCGACCGCGGTAGCGGATACCGTTGCCTTCACTGCTGGCCAAGCGGCTGGGTTCTGGAAAGGCTCGTCCGCCACTCAGATCACCAACTTCTGGGAAATCTCCATCTCAGGTCAAGCAGCATCCTCGTCATCGCCGACGTTCATGCTATTCTCCCGTGACTCGACGGTAGGTACTGGCGCCCAGTCCCAACAGACTGGTGGTACCGACGCTCCAGCGAACTTCGCAAGTGCAGCCCTGGCCTCGGTCGTAGGCGTTGGCTCCAACTGGGCCACCACCTTCCCTCAACGTGACACCGCCAACCACTTGATGAACTGTTCCCTCAATGCCTTCGGTGGCGTTTACTTCTGGCGTGCGAACCGCTTGGAAGAATGCATGAATGTAATCGGTAACACCGCCTCAGGTGGCGAAGCCTCCCTCTCAGCTTTCACCGGTGGCACCCCCGGTGCTATTGGAACCCACGTCATCTACGAGACTTTCTAATGCGCTGGCTCTACAGACTCCGTGAACAGTGGAAGCTTTGGAGGATGGCTAGGGCTGTTCTCCGAAGTGATGGTGTCAGTGACATGGCCTTGCTAAAGGCTCAAGCTATCCTCGCTGCCATAGCCGCACGACGACCAATCTGTCGTCACTGCTTCAACCCTTACGTCCATCACGAGCGAGAGTTCAGGGAGTGGTTCCAGCTTCGCTCGATCCTCATGATACCTGACCGCGAACCGAACCCGATGATTTGTGATAGCTGTTTCGATATCGCAGTCACTTCCTACAACCCACAGGCCACCAACCACGGCACTTCCAACTCTGGTCACACCAATCTAGTCCTACAAAAGCTAAGCCCGAATGGCTAACATAGTCCGATCTCCATTCTACGTTCCGCGGCCAGCAGATGAAACCTACTGGTCGCAAACACCTGTGAAATCGCCAATCATCCCATTCTTGACGAAGCAGAAGTTCTTCGGTGCTGGCGGACAGGTCCCTACCAAACGTTGGGCACCGTTCTACACCTTTGACGACCCCTCAGTCTGGTACGCTGCCCCTGTCCCATCCACCATCCTTAAGTTTTTAACAGAGCAAAAGATGTTCGGTCAGGGTGGCCAAGTGCCGATGAAGCAATGGCGCTATGACTATGACGTTGGAGAAACTCAGTGGTATGCCACTCCTTTGGGGAGTGATCTTCTCCACCCACTCCTTACCGCCGCTGGCCAAGTCCGCTCCCGCGAGTGGCTCTTCGGCTACGACGACCCTTCAGTGTGGTCGGGAGCCCCGCTGGCTAGCCATCTCCTCGTTCCGATCCTTTCAGGCAAACCTTTTACCCGCTCCATACGCTTCGACAACGATGACTTCTCTGCTTGGTTCCCTTGGGCCAACCGCAACCTTGCCGCTTTAACCCCATCCGTATCGCCGTTGGTCAATTACACTTGGCGCTACAACTCAGACGATCCACCAGTCTGGTCTGGATCTCCACTCGACTCCTCCACAATCCCCTTCTTCACCGTTGGAGGCCAACCTCCTACCAAACATTGGAACTACGATTATGACGATTCCTCAGCTTGGCAACTAACCTACCAGCGCAACCTGATCCCTGCGGCTGGTGCTCCAACCATCGCCATACGGTGGAACTTCAACTACGACGACCCGTCCGGGTGGCAATGGACCCCGGGAAACCCAGTGGTGGTATCCCTAACATCTTACGTAGTCTCCGCCTCACTCCAAACCGGCATTGACGACCCTTCGGTTTGGTCTTGGTCCCCTAAACGCGACCAGCCACTCCTAACCGTACAGGCAAACCCATTCTTCAACCTACGCCTTATCGGCTCTCCTGATGACTCATCGACCTGGTCCGCCCAACCAATCAGGTCCAACACAGGCCTTCTATCCACCACCCCGCTCCCATTCCTTACGAAGCAATGGAATGGATTCTCTATCCCTGAAGATCAACCATGGACCATGTCCAGTACCACAATCGACCTTCTATACATCCCAATCCCAATCAGCTTCGCTAATATCCAACGCACTCTAACAGGAGTAGGACTCTAATGGCACGATGGAAACTAACAGAACCCCACTACCTCAACGTCCCCGGAACGAAGTGGGAACTCACTATGCAGAACCGGACCACAGGAAAGCCCCAACGGAAGGTCTTCGAAGTCCCCCTTTATCTCAACCCTGAAGATGAAGGGGATTGGAACGTCCGCGAAGGCTTCGATGGCTACGTTGCGGTGTGTCATGAAGGTAAAGGTAATCCTTCAGACATAGTCTTCCTAGGTGACCCAACTCCAGGCATGGTTCCCCTAGACGAAGAAGCTCGTGCCCTCACCGCCAAGTTCGCCTGGACTCCCACACAGGGAACGGATGAGGAGTCAAAGATGGCTTCCTTTGGCAACCAACTTCTCAATGGCCTTATCGATCAAATGTCCGATGTCCAAACCCGTGCCTCTGCGGCTCAATCCGTTCAAGGAATGGACCAACTGATCGCGGTCATGACCCAGATGATGGCACAGCAAGGGGAGCTTATCACACGGCTTGCTGGGCCAGATATTGGCGCGGAACAAAAGGCTCATTTACATGATGCAGAAAGAATCCCTTCGGCTCAAGTCATCAACGAGGAAGAGCCCCTTGATGAAGCAGAGCCCACCCAAGAAGAGATTGAAGAAGCCTCCAAAGCTGCTGTGGTACGCGAGAAGGCTTCACAAGAGAAAGCCCTAAACCGTATGTCCTCACGGAGGATCTGATGGGCTCTCAGACCGACTTAGACCAAGGCGGTACCTTTCGTCAGTACGAAAGGGTGTGGCAAGGTCCCTCCGTAGGTTGGCTAACCTTTCCACAACAGGCTGTCCTCCCCATCACCACCGGAGGGGCCGTCTCGATCTCCCGTGGAACCAACCTGATCACTGTGAGCTTCAATGGCTCCGTTACCCTGAACCTCCCATCCGCGAAAGCCTCACCACAGTCCCCACAGGCAATTCCCGGGCAATGGATCTTGATCCCAGTCACAGTCGTAGACGTTGGAGGCTTCGCCGGAGCCAACCCCATTACCATCAACCCATTCGGCGCGGAGCTAATCTCCGGCCTCGCTTCGGTCCAACTCGCCTCCTCCTACGGCTCTATAATCCTCAAACCAATCCTCGAAACAGGCGGATGGACCTTACTCCAATGAAACGCCTTCTTCTCGCTCTTGCCCTATTTCTCTTCCCCTCCATGGCCTTTGGCCAATGCAATGGCGTCTTCGCCAATGGCACTGTTTGTGGTAACAACACTGGGGCAAGTAATACCCCTAGAGCGGTGTCCCCAGCTTCGCTATTGGGCGCAGCTGGTGGAACCAACGGGCAAATACAATACAACAACAGCGGAGCCCTTGCAGGTTTCACCGCCATCCAAGATTGCACAATCACTCCAAGTACTGGCGTGGTTCTATGTACTAAAACCAACAATGTTGCCTTTACCACTTTTGCCACCGCTTCTGGTACAGTTGCCACCGCAGCGTTGAACCTCTTCACTACTTCTCTTCAAGGCCTAGTTCCGGCCTCGGGGGGTGGCACCACTAACTTCCTTCGAGCGGACGGGACATTTGTATCGTCTGTTACTTCGGTCACCTGTGGCACCGGCTTAAGTGGTGGCACTATCACCACCACAGGCACCTGTGCGGTTCCAAATCAGGTCTTGCTCGCCACCCTAACCGCCTCAAACTCAGCGACACTAAGTGATACCACAAGTCTGACCGCTACCTACTCCACTTATGAAATAGTCCTCTCAAACATCGTTCCCGCTACCAACTCCGTAGCTTGCACGATACAGGTTCATAGTGCCGCCGCATTTCAAACCACAACTTATCTAGCTCAAGTAATGCGCTTCACAGGCACTACCTCAGCAGTTGCTGCTGGTACAACAGGCATATCATGCAGTGATATCTCTGCAACCAATACGGTGCCGGGTATCTCAGGAACATATAGAATATACAACCCATCATCAACCACCACCCCAAAGCATTGGACAGGACAATTTTCATATCTAAGTGCTGGAGCCAATATTGGTGGTTTCAGCAGTGGCTTTTGGAACGCCAACGGCGCCGTCGATGGCTTTCAAGTCCTAATGAGCGCCGGCAATATCACCAGCGGTACGATCAAGATCTATGGGATTCAATAAATGGCTGATCTGGAACACTCCGCCGAAGTCTACCTCAAGCGTATCGACGCTAACATGAAGCTCGTCCGCGAGATGCTAACCACAGTCGTCACTTACATGCGGGACGCTGAATCGGAATGCTCAGAAAAGATGCGCCGCTTCATCATGTACATGCACGACGTTCACGACATCGCTCATCTTTACGAAGAACGAGGCCTTCCAGTCCCCCGCCATGTGATGGCAGAGCTCGAACGTTGTGACGATCGCTACCGTCAACTCCTCGAAGAGGCTCACACCGATGGCGGAACGTTCGAAAAGGTCCGTCGGGATATGGCGGAAGACCCAGCAAATCGCTGGGACCACACAAGGCAACTATCGAAACCAAAGGAGAATGGATCGTTATGAAACAAGGCAAAGCATCTATCTCAGGCTCGCATGACCGAAAGGTCGAGCCCTCCCCGAAGGGAGTCAACCCCGGAGCCGTTTCCTATCTAGGGGAAAAGCTCGGAAACCACTCCACTGACACAGGAGACTTCCCCATCAAATCCACCCCATGGTCAGATAGCCGGGGATATATGGCGCCCTCGATTGCATCAAAGCGCCATAAGAATGGTTCACAGGGAGAACACTAATGCGTTTTGATTTGAACGAAGTCTCTTCACTACTTCACATCCATGAAAAGGCTACAGGCCACCCTAAGCTCAAGCCCCTTGCGGATGCCGCTATGAAGCATCTTGAGACCTTGGCTGAAGAGACTGCGAAGCCTGAGCAAGAGTCTTTGGTTGATGCTAATCCGAAGGGACTTGATGATAATGAACCTGAACTTGAAGACGATGACGTTGATGCTGGCGGTCCTGCACCAACCAATCCCATAAGGAGACTCTAATGGCTCGCGAAATCCTTGGGGGCTTCGGCCCCAACTCTCGTCAACCCCAAGCACCTGCCGCTTCAAGCGGTGGGGTGATGCCGGGTGATACCAAAGACGTCCGCCGCTATGCTGAGCCGTGCGGACCTAAAGGCATCATGGATCCAAAATCCCCTGGCCTGCATGGTTCCAACCATGGCATCCAGAACGGCCCCGACCAAGGCGGTTCGCATAGCGGCTCGCCTGGCATCGGTGGAACCAACCACGGCTGTTGCGGATCACAAGGCAAATACTAAAAGGCACCGCCTATGTCCGCTCAAGTTGATATGGCTAACCGCGCGCTCCAAACTTGGGGCTCGCGGACTACCGTCACAGCCGCACAACTCGCGGCCAACTCTTCCAATGAAGCCATCCAGTTCAACATAATCTACGCCCCCTTTCGTCGTCGTCTCCTCCGGCTAGCGCCTTGGAATTGTTCATTTAATACAGCCAACCTCACCTATATCACCTCCGTCCCTGGCACCCCAGAGAACACATCCGCGGCAACTCAACTCTGGACAAAGGGCCAACCGGCCCCGCCCTTTGCTTATGAATATCAATACCCAGTTGACTGCTTGCGGATGTGTTGGGTCACGCCCCAAACCGCAACCGGCTTCGCTTCAGGCGTCCCCATAACCACAGCCGTAACTGGCGGTTCCCCTTCATTCTGGCAAGGTCCTCCAGTTAAATACAACGTTGCTGTGGATCAATTCTTCGGTGTCCTTTCCGCAGCTATTGCAGCAGGAGGCTCAGGCTATGCCGTCGGCGATACTATCACTCTTGCTCAAGCCCCTTCCGGCACCGCTCCAGTTGGAGCCCCAGTGGTTCTTCAGGTTCTTACTATCGGCGGAGGCGGTGCTATTGCTACTGTTAGCGTTGTCAATGTCATCCGAGGGGCACCCACACTCATCGGTGGAAGCTACTTCGCGATCCAAGCCAACCCTGTGGCACAAGGCTCCACTTCGGGCGCAGGCATTGGTGCGACTTTCACCCTTACCCAAGCCGCGGCTGCTTCCGATCAAAGAGTGATCTTGGCGAACCAAGAGTTCGCTATCGGCAACTATGTCAAAGACGTCTCTGACGAGAACACCTTTGATGATGACTTCGTCGAAGCTCTCTCCCTCATTGTTGGTTCCCGTCTCTGCATCGCTCTTAGCGGAGACAAGACCCTCGCGAATATGAAGATCCAAGAAGCTAATGCAATGGTTGTTGAAGCACGTGGTACTGACGCCAATGAGGGATTGAAGGTAAACGATGTTACCCCGGATTGGCTTCGCGTGCGAGGGATAGATTTTATCGAAGACTACTCGGGACCTTACAACACAGGATTCAATTGGGGGGCTTTGTGGCCCGGATATTAAGGAAAGCGGCATGTACAAACCAACAACGATCTGTGGTGAGCGAGCTAAGAAATATCTCTTGGCGCTTATTGAAGATATTGATCAGGGCGAGATAGCCGATCTCATTATTATTTACAGTGACATTAATAAAAGTTGGGGTACCGGCCCTGGCTCTTCAACTCCAGATGGTATGACACACAAGCTTAAAACACAATTATTGCGCCACGCTTTAGAACGCTCAGAGAGTTGGGAGCGGTTCTTTGATAGTGATGAAGGCAAGAAGTTGCAATGTCTGATAACGTAATCCAAACCTCCTTCAACTCTGGTGAGTGGTCACCTTCCCTTTATGCTCAGGTCAATCTGAAGCAATACCACTCCGGCGCTGCGCTCTTGCGTAATTTCTTCGTCGACACCCGAGGTGGCGCAACCACCCGTCCGGGTACGAAGTATATTGCCACATGCAAATCCAACGGCATCGTTCGCCCTATTCCATTCCAGGCCTCCTTCACCGTTTCCTATCTCTTGGAGTTTGGTCAGGGCTATGTTCGATTTTTCAATGATGGCACACCAATCCTCGAAACTGGCAAAGCTATAACTGCCATTATCCAAGCCAACCCAGGAGTCATTACTAGTAACGCCCATGGCTTCTCCAATGGTGACTGGGTTGTCATCTCTGGTGTTGTGGGGATGGTTTTACTTAATGGCAATACCTTCATCGTTGCTGGAGTAACCACCAATACCTACACCCTCACTGATCTTTTCGGCAATGTTATCAACACCACTTCCTACGGCACCTACGTCTCTGGAGGAACAGCGGCGCGAGTCTACACCATCGTCTCCCCCTACCAAGCCTCAGAAGTCTTCGGCATTCGCTACACCCAGAACGTAAACCAACTCATCCTTTGTCATCCAAACTACCCTCCATATGCTCTGACCTTGGTCACAGCTACCAATTGGACCTTGGCCCCAATTACCTTCGGCTCAACTGTCACATCCCCAACAGGACTTTCAACCGCATCATCCCTGGCAGCCGGCGCAGTTTTTTACGCCTATGTTGTAACAGCAGTTGATGCCTTCGGACAGGAATCCTCCCCGTCAGCCTTTGCTACATTATCCTCTTTCTTAGACATTCGCTCAAACCCAGGAACTATCACCGTTTCATGGAGTACCGTAGCTGGCGCTATTAGCTACAACGTCTACCGTGCCATGCCACGCTATAACGTGGCCGTACCAGCAGGTTCTGATTTTGGCTTCGCCGGCAACTTAACCGGTACCACGTTTGTAGACTCAAACATCAACATCGACTTCAGTCAAGGTCCGCCAATACCAACAAACCCCTTTGCCGGATCCGGAGTCCAAACTGTCACAGTTACCAATGGAGGGCTTTATCAAAACTCAGATCCGATCCCGTCTGTATCCTTCACTGGAGGTGGTGGTAGTGGTGCCACTGCTATTGCCACTGCGACAGGTAATAATATCACTCTAGGCACTGGAGGTTCTAGCTATCACGTTGGCGATACTGTAATCTACCCAGGCAATGTTATAATTCGTGTTGCTGCTGTGAATAACGTTTTCGCTGGTGTTATTACAGGCATCACTGTCCTATCAACAGGAAGCCTAAACTCTGGCAGCCCCACTCCATTTGTGCCCTCCAACCAATCCTCCACATCAGGCACTGGAACTGGAGCAACCCTTAATATCGGATGGACAGTCACGTCCGTAGCGATTACAAGCCCTGGCGCTGGATATGCCACACCGCCAACAGTAGTCTTCTCCTCAGGCGCAGCCGCAGCTACCGCCATACTTGGCGCAGCTTCAGCAGGTAACCCAACTGTTCCGGCTTTGGCCAACCAGCGCCTTATCCTTGCCGGTCCTGTAAGCTCCCCGGGACAAATCAATGCCTCACAACCCGGAGCATATGCTAACTTCAACATTAGCAGCCCACTACAACCTGATGATGCCATTCAACAAACCTTAGTCGCAGGGCAATTAAATACAATTCAAGCCATGATCCCAATGCCAGCAGGTCTCATAGTCTTCGGTGACCGCCTCGCTTGGTTGGTCAATGGCGGCAGTGCTGGAGCACCTTTTAGTGCCATCTCGCTTGTTGCTAACCCACAAGCCTACAACGGCTCTTCGCCATTATTACCAATCGTAGCCTCCTCAGACATCCTATACATTCAAGCCAAGCAATCAATAGTCCGCAACCTCGTATACAACTTCTACACCAACGTTTACACCGGCACGGATATTTCAGTTCTTGCTAATCATCTCTTCTATGGTTTCACTCTCATTCAATGGGCCTGGGCAGAAGAGCCCTTCAAGCTTGCTTGGGCCGTTCGCTCTGACGGCCAACTTCTTTGCCTTACCTTTCTGAAAGACCTCGAAATCGTTGCCTGGACCCACTCTGACACTCAAGGTGCATTCAAGGGCGTAGCTTCTATAACTGAGTTCACCTCTTCCATAGGCAACGTCGATGCTGTTTATCATGTGGTTCAGCGTCAGGTTCAAGGTGTAACCGTGAACTACATCGAGCGGTTTGTAGAACTGGTCTATCATAATGATTACCAATCTTCTTGGCAAGTCGATGCGGGGATTGGCTACAACGCCACCCCGGCCACAATCTTCAGTGGCGCCCAGCACCTTGGTGGAATGGCCGTTACTGGCCTCGCCGATGGAGTCGTTATCAACTTCACCATGCCTGTTAACGGCATATTCCAATTTGGTATTGGCGGTACCGCAGGCCTCACCGCTATCGCTTCGGCCTCAATCGTAACTGTAGGCCTTTCCTTTCTTCCGCAGTTTGGAACTCTTCCCTTAGATCTCGGAGAGCCCACGGTTCAAGGCAAACGGAAGAAGGTTTCGGCCGTAACCGTCCGTGTACGCAACGCCCTTGGCCTTACCGCTGGACGGAACCTAGACACAGGCGTCCCAATGCAAGATCTTGTGCTTGGCAACGTCGGGACGATGTCCAACACCCTCATTACAGGCCTCGTCACCAGCGATGCTCGCACAATAGTTGATCCACAATGGGATGTCTTTGGTCAGTACTATATCCAACAACCCAACCCTTACCCGGCCTCCATCCTTGGAGTAATCCCAGAGATCGAACTTGGGGATACAGGGAAATGACCACTATTATTTCAAAACTAGAAGGCCCTCTTTCGGAAATAATCTTGGCTGAGTTCGGCAAGATTCTCTCTGATCATGAAATGGAAATACTTGATCAATCCCAAAGTCTTGGTGAGGTTTGGGTTGGCTACGTTGACGGACACTTCGTCTGCTGTTGGGGTCTTATCCCGCCTTCATTCCTTTCCAATCAAGCCTATATCTGGATGTGGGCCTCAGAAAAGGTCCCGCATCAATTTCTGTTCGTTCGTCACTCTCAACTACAGATGAATAAGTTCCTTGAACGTTATGATTCAATTGTGGGTCAATGCAGTCTTGAAAACGGCTCAGCCCAACGTTGGCTCCATTGGCTTGGTGCTGAGTTTGAGCCTCCTGTGAATGGCTTACGCCCCTTCGTTATCAATAGGAGTGCCTAATGGTCGATCCGATCTCTGCCATAGCTATTGGCAGTATGGCCGCTACCGCTGGTGGAGCAGTCATCTCGGGTATCGGCGCCGAGAAGTCAGGCCAAGCCAACGCAGCTGCCTACCGCTATAAAGCTGGCGTGGCTCTTCTGAACAAACAGATCAATGAACAAAACGCTGCTTGGGCTACCCAGGCCGGAGGAGCTAAAGCTGAAGTTGAAGGGCTGAAGTCCCGCGAAGCCATAGCCTCAACAAAAGTCGTCCAATCTGCCTCCGGCTTTGATGTGAACTCCGGCTCAAACGAAAAGGTCCGTGAGACCCAAACCGATGTGGCTCAATATGATCAAAACGTCATCCGTTGGGACGCCGCCAAGACCGCTTGGGGCTATGAGACCAAAGCCACTACAGACGTGGCCGAGGCCAACCTAGATCAGATGGCCGCGAAGACCTCCGAAGAGGCTGGAGAGTTAGGAATGTGGGGATCCTTCATCTCCGGAGCGGGGAACGTTACTGGGAAGTGGATGCAGGGTAAGAGCACAGGAGCATTTGGTTGATGCCACAGGTCCCCGGTTTAGTCCCTGACCAAACTCCCTCTCTTGGCGGCAGCCCTGATGTTAACTTGGCTGTGCCGGTTGATGCCTTTGGCGGTGCGGTAGGTCACGCCCTCTCCGGTCTTGGCCATGACATCGAAGGTGCCTCAGACAAGATCTGGGCGCAAGCGATGAATATGCAGAACCTCCAGAATGAAACGGAGGCCAAGTCTGCTGACGCCGATTACATGATGAAGGCGGGGATGCTTCACGCGCAGTTCAACGCGAAGGAAGGAAACCAAGCTTCGCCTGAGGCCTTACAGGCGCACATCCAAGAACTCCAAGACCTTCGGGTAAAGACCCGTGGTGGCCTTTCCAACCCTATGGCTCAGAAGCTCTTCGATGGCTCCTCCCTTTCGTTTATGGGCCGGACCATATTCAATGCCGCCGGTCATGCCGCTCAGCAAACCAAAGTCGCCGCAAACAACGCCTCCACTGCTCGGGTACAGGCCACACAGGAAGCAATCTCTGCCTCGCCCGCTGATGACCTGACCTTCCTGCGCGGTAAGCGGGCTATCGAGAGCGAGGTTGAATCCCAAGGCCGGAACTCTGGTTGGTCTCCTGAGCAAACTGAAGAAACCTCAAAGCATGTAGTGTCCGATACCATTGCAAAACGTGCCACCACTTTGGCCAAGACTGATCTATTCGGGGCCCAAACGCTGTATGATCAAGGGGTAAAATCCAAAGCCCTCCTGCCCCAGGATGCAGACAAAGTCTCAAACACACTTCAAGTCCAGTTCCGTAATCAAGGCTCACGGATCATTTCCGATACTGTGCTTGGCGACAGGCGTAGTGGTGATGAAGAGAATATTCCGGCACAGGACTACATCGACCGTGCGATGAAGATGGTTGATACCGACCCACGATTCAAATCCGCCGCAGCTGCCGACCCTCTATTCAAAGACTTTGTGCGTGAGAAGATCACTTCCCAATACAATCGCCAACGAGCAGTTGAAACTGACGCTGATAATATGAACGTCCGGACCATCGGCCAAGCCATGATGAAGGCCAATCAAGAAGGCCTGCGTCCTTCTACTGTAGAACAACTCCTTGCGGTTGACCCTGCCGTAGGCCCGGTCTGGGATGAAATCTCACGCAACCCCAAGCTCCAGATGAGTTTCCTCAAGACCCTTGAACACAACGCTACCGCGCCACATATTGCCCCATCCCCCGAGAACCTGGCCCTACATCATGCCGCAATTGATCAGGCCAACACCGGCTCTCAGGAACAACAAGCCGAGTTCATGTCCCATGATTGGGCCAACGAAACCAAGATGACCTACGCTCAGCGAAGTCAACTCTTGGACTTGCAGAGCCGAAAGCTGAAGGCGGGTGAAGCCAATATCACCGCGGATCCTCGGGTTGGTCGGGCATTAGGAATCCTCGACCAAGAGATGTTCAACGCTGGTATTACAAAGACCGGCAGCCCTGACAACTATCACGCCCTTCGTGGGGCTCTCCAATCTGAATTGATTCAGTATCAAAGTGATAACAAGAAAATGCCAAAGCCCGAGGAAATCCTCGAGATGGGCAAGAATCTCATGAGATCCCAGACCATCAAAGGTGCGGGGTGGTTCGGGTTTGACGCCAACACTCCGGTGTATCAAATCCCAATTACCGATGAAGACAAAGCCCCAATCGTCAAAGACTACACCGCGAAGTTTGGCAAGCCTCCAGGTGATGCCATGATTGAA